TACATTTCTTGGATTTCTTAGTAAGAAAAATTGAAACAAGTTCCAGTTTCATAAGTTCGATGCCAAATTTACATAGACTGAGAAACTCATTATGTTACAGGACAATCGAAAACTTGAGAATGTCGGCAAGAATCAACCGCACTTCTTATGGTCCAATTCATAATGATGTGGATATCATTGAATATCTCTTAGTCAGAAGATCTACGATGTTCCCTGGTATAAGATTTATTGAAGTTGAAGAATTGCTGTATGATGATAAATTAGAAGAAGCAGGCATCGGAAATAGTTTATTGACTGTCAGAAGATGTAGTCCTCAACATTTTCAGAACGGAATAAAGATTTATGATAAGCCTGATATAGGAAATGAAATCAGGTATAAGGGAGAACTGCTAGATGATGACAGAATGTTAGGGAATAAAGAAGAACTACTGGCTGCAAAATTAACTGCAGTAACTAAGTGGATACTTACAAAGACAAAGAAATTACAGATTGAGACAATTGAAGACACAAAATTAGATTGTGTAATGGCCTGTAATCTGAGTCTTTCAACTTTGACAGGACAGACTCTAAGAGATCTTTGGATGTTTAGTCCGAATGAAACAGGAGGGGAAATCCTGCACAGAATCCCTAATATGAGATTCAGCACAAAGTCGTACATTAGGAGTGAAATGAATCTTGCCCTGAATTATACCGTGGATATTAATCAGAGGATATGTAATTTATTATCTTTAGTTGATAGTAATATAAATTTTGATTACATGAGACTGAGGATATTATTATCGGCAAAGATTAGATCAAAATCTTCTAAGCTTGGAGGTCTGGTCAGGAGATACAACTTCAAAAGGATGACTGGAATTGAAGACGTACAACACATAATTCCACGAACCACTGAACATCTGCAGACAAATAAATATACCAATTATTCTCAGTTCAGCAATCATAATATATCTCAATTGAGATTTAGATATTTGGCAGCCGGGTATCTGTACTGCGACAATATTTATGATTTATCCCTTATTCCAAATGAACTGGAATTATCTACAACTATGAGAGTTGGACATCGTCTAATACAGGATCTAATAATTGAGTATTCAAGACATATAGACCGAGAACACATGTCAATTAGTCTAACTTACATAGACTTGCGATTATGGAAACCTCTACTTTTGAAATTGGAAAAATTGGATTTTTCCTTAGAAGGCATGACTGAAGATGCTCAATTGAACTATTTAGCCTCTAATCTAGAATCGGGGCTGATAGAAAGGAAAATGATCACTGTCGTGAATAAATCAGATAAATTACTATTGCAACTGCAAAATCAATGCATAGATTATATCCGAGATTTTAAACCGAAGATGAGGGAATATGACGAAGTGGTAAGGAGATGTCTTGCACTTTCGACATCAAACAGAGTTAGTAAAAGTTTATCAAAAAGATTAGCTCAATTCCAAAATAAATTGACCGAATACAATGATGTGAAAGCAAAGTTGGGAATAACACTAATATGTGAACAGATAATTTTTTTTCATTTCCATGTGACCAGAAGTGAAAGATCTGTAAAATTTGATTATTGGACTGCTCATAGGAATGCAATAGAGGAAAATCTTTGGAAAATAAGCTTAACCCTCTTAAATCCAGAACTACAAATCCAAGCACAACTTTTAGGCATAGAATACTTAAACAATTTGATCATTTCAAATAAAGGTGAGATATTGGATATTCTAGAAGATATTAGTGAAAATAATGAACTAGCTGACATAATCATTCCTGGAAATTTACCAAATTTGAAACCTATTACAACACTGACAGGAAATGAAATTATAATTCAATCTGGAATTACTGTGGATTATTCCCTGATACCTATTTCCTACACATCAATGATGACACTTGAAAGGTTACAACCATTGTGCAAATTTGCACAAAAGTGTGTTCTGTCCGGTTCAGACCCAAGGATTTTTGAAAGTCCCACCGGATCAGATTCTCTGATCCCGCAACTAGCTCTATTTCAAACTTTACAGACAAGATGGCAGTTGGACAAAAGTGTTTCAATATGTGATTTAACAGGAGGTAGAGGTGATTTCAGATATGTCTCTTCATATCTGGGTCTAAATTCAACTACTTATTCAAAATTAGATACATTCACATCAATATTCCACCATCCTGATGTAATATTTGATCTTGAGTATGATATAAGGAAAAATGATAGCCTGAAATTTATCTTGTCATTCGACTGGGTTCACGTAGATATATCTTTTACCGGGCTGGATGAGCTAAACATTTTGGATTTAATCTTACTATTAGAGAGCAATAATATTGCCTATAGCATTAGATTAAATTCTGTGATCCTTAAAGGTTATACATTTAATTTATTAGAATCTATACCTAGATACGACCACTATCTGACTTATCCCACAAATAGAAATTCAAAACCATATCAGATATACCTTATTGGAATTCCAGAGAACGAAACAAATGTGGAAGAAGGAATACCTTTAAACAAAACTGAAGCATTCAGGGCCATGGCATTATCTTACGGGCATTTACTAAATTCATCTAATTACTCGTTAAGAAATTTTGAAGATTTCATTAACTCTGCGACGATCTACTTACCCTCAGACAATAATCTAACAGAATTATTTATAACTATCATTAATAAGAATTTAATTGAACAAAAAAATTATTATTCTGAGAGGTTTATAAGTGAGTTTGAAAATGATGAATTAATATATTGGGTTGAGGATGATATTGCTGTATGTGATAAGGAATATCTGACGGTTATAATGGGACATGAGAGAGTTGAAAATACTTATGAAGTGATAGATGTTGAGGATCAGGAAATAGGGAATGTTTCAAATGAGAGCAAACCCTTCCACGTGAGACATCTATCTCATCTGATGGACACTCAACTGATTAAGTGTGCCCTGAAGTATTCGAGTGCGCCGGTTCTTTTTTTAGAGTATATGAGAGTTCACCATCCTCTAGCGACAACAAGATCAAAATGTAACATTATATTGGGATTATACACATTTGGTAGAGATTTGTTGTTACAAGGGAAACAGGCCATATTAAAGGATCTTAGAAGTTCACAAAATGAAAGGCTGATGAGAGAGACTTTACATCAAAAAGAATACCAAAATGCTATAAAACTCCTAGTCCTTTCGGCAAGTGAGGATGATTATACTTACGGTGTGAGATATTGTCATATTATGCTCAAAAAATCAAAGCTATTAAGAGAATCATACTTAAGAACATTAAAGATATATAGGCTTATCAGTTTTCATTTCGATACTATGAGAAGGCTCATTCATCGCGGTTCCATCACAATAAGACATATTAAAGCACTGAGACATTTCTTCAAAGACAGAGAAATGCAAAGGCAGAAATATCAACCAGTTGATAAGGTGAGAGTAATCGATTATCTTATGTCCAATCAATCAAGAGATTTAATTGAAGATTCCATAGACTTGCTTTTCGATCAGATAGAAAATTATGTAGACACGATGGTTAAATCTGAACAAGATAATGATTCTGGTTTTGATTTCTCCCCAACTGACGGAAATATACATCTCAATCTCGATATCGGTATAAATGACATTATAGATAAGAGGTTAGAAATACTGAATTTGACAGTCCCAAATGAATATGGAATAATAGACATAGGCGATGACTATGATGACAGTTGATGAAAATGAATAGAAGATTGTTAATTCTTTAAAAGAAAGGAAAATTTGAAAGGAAAGTGAGAAATACAGATAAGAGACACAAGAAAAGTCATCAAAGTTCGTCTGCAGGATGAGGTCATAACGACGGATCAACAGACTAAACAACATGACTTAAAG